GCCAATGTCTACAACAAAGCTTATTGTATTGTAGAATCAAATGATCAAGGATCTGTGGTATGTAATGGATTATACTATGATTTGGAATATGAAAACATGCATGTTGAATCTGCAGTAAAAGCAAATGCTATAGGTATTGAAATAAATCGTAGATCAAAAAGATTAGGTTGTAGTGCATTAAAAGATTTACTTGAAAATAATAAACTTAAAGTTGTTGACGAACAATCAATATTAGAAATATCTACTTTTGAAGCAAAAGGACAAACATTTCAAGCATCTACGGGTAATCATGACGATTTAGTTATGAATTTAGTTTTATTTGGTTACTTTGTATCATCTGCATACTTTTCAAATTTAACGGATATCAATATTAAAGATATTATTTTTAATCAAAAAATGAAAGAAATACAAGATGATATCGTACCTTTCGGATTTATTGATGATGGAAGTGAACATATCAAAAAAATTGAAACTGAAGATGATCCATGGCAAGTAGAGTATGATAGAGATTTGTAATATTATAAATATAAATAATTGAACAATCGTATTATGAAACTTGTAATTAAAAATAAGGAATAAAGAAATGGCACTATTTTCACCATCGGAATCACCCGCGGTTGTTGTCAAAGAAATAGACCTGACTGGAGGAGTGCCTAATGTCCAGTCAACCACAGGAGCAATCGTAGGTAACTTTAGATGGGGTCCTGCAGAAAAAAGATCTTTAATCGCCAATGAAACAGAATTGGTTGAAAAGTTTGCTGCACCAGACTCCGACACGACAATAGATTTTCACTCGGCATCATACTTCTTACGCTACTCAAGCGCACTCCAAGTTGTAAGAGCTATTGATGGCAATGCAGATAATGCAATATCAGTTTCAGCCGATAGCGGTGCAGGAATACTTTCTGCAGTTATCGTAAAGAATGAAGATGATTTTGCTTCACAATCATCAGCGTTAACAGCAGGTAACCAAACATTTATAGGTAGATATCCTGGCGCACTAGGTAACGACCTACAAGTACAAATGTGTCATGCCAATAGTACTGCATATAACGCATGGGGATTTAAAAATGAGTTTGACGCTGTACCAGCAACATCAAACTTTTTAACTGCAAAAAACGGTAGTAACGACGAAGTCCATACAGTAGTTGTTGATAAGAATGGAAAGTTCACAGGTACAAAGAATGCAGTGCTTGAAAGATATGCCTTCTTATCATTAGCGAAAGATGCAAAGGCTGATGATGGAACTTCAATTTATGTAAAAGATGTTATAAACGAAAGATCAGAATATATTCATATGGCAGGTTTTGATTCAGCAGTTGTAGCAAACATTACAAAATCTGGAAGAGTAGCACTTGATAGTGGTGATAACTTTTTATCAACAGGAGCAAGTTTATTCAACCGACACTTTACGTTTAACTTTAGTGGTGGTTCTAACTCAAATGCATTAACAACAACTGAATTCTTAGGTGGATTCGATTTATTCGAAGACAAAGATCAAGTTGAGATTGATTTCTTAATTGCACCGGGTATGACAACCACTGCAGATCAAACAACAGTTGTGAATGATTTGATTGCAACAGCACAAAACACAAGAAAAGATTGTGTTGTAGTAGCATCACCTGCAAGAGATGATGTTGTTAACTTAACAAATGCAGGAACCATTGTAACTAATGTAGTTGCAACTGCAGACACATTCACTAAATCATCATATCTATTTAATGATGGTAACTATTTAAAAACATATGATAAGTTTAACGACCAATTCATATTCATACCTGCAGCTTCTTCTACAGCTGGACTTATGGCAGCAACTGATCTTAACAGAGCCTCATGGTTTTCACCAGCTGGTTCAAGACGAGGTCAGTATCTTGGAATAACTGCATTGGCATATACACCTACAAAAGGTCAAAGAGATACTTTGTACAAAGCAAGTGTAAATCCAATTGCAAATATACCGGGCGCTGGTGTAATACTATTCGGTGATAAGACCGGACTCAGAAGAGCATCTGCATTTGATAGAATTAATGTAAGAAGATTATTCTTAACATTAGAAAGAGCAATATCAAGAGCAGCTGAACAAGTACTCTTTGAATTCAATGATGAGTTTACAAGAGCAGAGTTTGTCAATATCATTGAACCAGTCTTAAGAGAAGTCAAAGGTCGAAGAGGTATCACAGACTTCAGAGTAGTAGCAGACGAAACTAATAATACTGCGGCAGTAATTGATAGAAATGAATTTAAGGCAGATATCTTTATCAAGCCTGCAAGATCTATCAACTTTGTCACACTGAACTTTGTAGCCGTTAGAACTGGCGTTGACTTCCAAGAAGTCGTCGGCACGGTATAAGGAGGTAGCAAATGGCAGTATTAGGCGTAGATGATTTTAAATCAAAGCTAAGAGGAGGCGGGGCAAGACCTAACCTCTTCAAAGCTACAATAAACTTTCCGGGATACGCAAATGGTGATCCGGAACTGACATCATTCCTCTGTGAAACAGCTCAGTTACCGGGTTCAACACTTGGTCAGATAATTGTACCATTTAGAGGTAGACAATTAAAAATGGCCGGTGATAGAACATTTGATGTATGGACAGTAACAATAATCAATGACACAGATTTTGCAATAAGAAATCCAATGGAGAGATGGATGAATGGTATGAATGCACACAGTGCTAATACCGGTCTTACAACTCCGATCGCTTATGAAGCAGATCTGTTAGTTGAACAACTTGATAGGTCAGGCGATACTCTTAAAAAGTATACGTTCAGAGGTTCATATCCACAAGATATGTCACCAATTGACTTGAACTATGGTACAAATGATGAAATCGAAAGATTTACAGTAACATTTGCTTACCAATACTATGAGACTGACACTACTACTTAAGTAATAAATAATAGGAGAGCGGAAGCTCTCCTATAACTTAAAGGAATTATTATGGCAGACGGTACACTTAAAATATTTGGTTTTGAAATAACGAGGACGAAAGACAAGAAAGCAATCAAGTCTATCGTTCCGCCGCGTGACGATGACGGTGCCGGTTACGTAGCTTCAACAACTTACGGTTCACATTATGGTCATTACATTAATATGGAAGGTGATGACTCAAAAGACAACGTTCAGTTGATATTAAAATATCGTGGTTCAGCAATGCACCCTGAAGCGGATGCAGCAATTGAAGATATTGTTAATGAAGCAATTACTTCAATGGATATGAAACCATCATTAACTTTAAACTTAGATAGAGTTCCAGTAAGTGCTACAATAAAAAGACAAATGTTAGAAGAGTTTGACAACATATATAATATGTTAAACTTTAAAGAATTAGGACACGATATATTTAGAAGATGGTATGTTGATGGTAGATTATATCATCACTTAGTAGTTGATGATACAAATTTAAGTGCAGGTATTCAAGAGATAAGATACATTGATTCTGCAAAAATAAGAAAAGTAAAGCAAGTAAAAAAGAAAAAAGATCCAGTATCAGGCGCAGCTTTAGTAGAAAAGGTTGATGAATTTTACATTTATCAAGAAAAACCAGGGTCACAAACCAACGCAATAAAATTAACTAATGATTCAGTTAGTTATTGCACATCTGGTTTACTCGATGAACATCGAAAAAGAGTTGTGTCATTTTTACATAAAGCTTTAAAACCAATTACACAATTACGAATGATGGAAGATTCATTAGTAATATACAGATTGGCAAGAGCACCTGAAAGAAGAATGTTTTATATTGATGTAGGTAACTTACCAAGAGGTAAGGCCGAACAATATATGAAAGATATTATGGCCAAGTATCGTAACAAACTTGTATACGACGCAAAGACTGGTGAAATACGTGATGATCGTAAACATATGTCAATGTTAGAAGATTTTTGGCTACCGCGAAGAGAGGGCGGCCGTGGAACAGAAATATCTACACTGCCCGGTGGAGAAAACTTAGGACAGATCGAAGACATAATTTATTTTCAAAAAAGATTATATAGATCTTTAAATGTTCCTATGAATCGTTTAGAACAAGAACAACAGTTTTCTTTAGGTAGAGCTACTGAAATAAGCAGAGACGAATTAAAGTTTCAAAAGTTTATTGATAGA